GGTGTAGTAAATATCTTCTGTATCAAGTCGCAAGAATCCTGAACCAGCCAACCCTACAACGGTGCTTAGGGTAATGGTTGTATCGGTGGCAGTTATGTTGCCAACCAACGTGGCGCTGGTTGGGTTTACTTCACCAGACAAACGCTGCACCCACACCTGAATGGGGCGTGCCTGTTGTAATTTATTGGGGATGGTGGCGTAAGTAGAAACACTAATGCGGGTGATGGTCAAGTCAGCCTGTGTAGAGGCTGTATTCTGTCCGGTACGGATAACGTGCTCTAGCAAGTCAATTGTATCTTTAGGCAATGCATAAGTAGCCAAGCCGGGCGTCAAATTAATGACTCCCTGCTCCATCGTCCACATGTTGATGCCTTTGCTTTGCCACTCAATGGTCATCAAGTTCATTGACCTGCGTGCTGTACGCAAGTCGTAACCAGAACGCATTTCACGGCCAGCCCTCTCCCAAGCTTCCTCGGCAATCTCCGTGAAGTCCATATTGAATAGGGTTGAGCCGGTAGTGGTCATCTAAATCCTGCCGTTTTCTTTGCAATAGTTTTTGGTTGAGCCACAAACTGTTTACCCGATGCTTTACCAGCACGTTTGGCTTTAGTAGTCGCGGCATATTCTTGAGGTGACAATGATTTAATAGCCGCTTCAGGCAAATACCTCTCACCCGTCTTACTTGACGGTTTACCAGACTTTGTGCGCCACTTCTGGTCGCCCCAGTCTTTTAGTGATTTTTGAGGCGCTTTCAATCTCTGTAACTCCCGCCAGCGGCCTTGTACTTTTTAGCAACAAGCTGAGCTTTGCGGGCCGACCATTGGCCTGCCCCAGTGCCTTGAGTGGCTGCGGCTTTAACTTGAGACACAATTCTTTTACGCAAGCTGGGTTTTGTGTAATTACCGGCGGCGTTTATTTTTCCGCCTTCAGCATATTGAGTAAAGTCAGTGCTGTCGCGGCGTGCTTTACGCGCCCCGTTTGGCATTTTGGAGGGCATAATAGCCCCCATTCCGCGACTAGCTCTCATGATTATTTCCTTTTGGTCATGCCGCCACCACACATGACCATAGTGCCACGTGTTTTGCCGCGCTGTGCAATACCGTCAGCGGCCTTTGTGTATCCACCAGAAGACATTTTCTTTTTACGGGGCGCAGACGCTCCGTCAATGTCTTGTGGCACAGGCATACCCTGACGAAAAACAGAATCGTTTGGCGGAGTAACTTTCTTGGGCTGCTCCAACAATTTCTTCATAGCTTTTTTTTCAGCAGCAACGCCTTCGGGATCCATGGGAGGTTGACCCATTTCAGCCGTGTAAACATCACCACCGCCAGCATATTTTTTCATTTTGCGTCCTTAGCACATTTTGCAACGGGTCTTGCCTTTAGAGGCAATACCGTCGGCACGGCGGGAGGCAGAGCTTACAGCGCCACCAGATTTAAACTTAGCGCCGGGAAAGCTATTGTCTGGACGCTCTGGCATAAACACTTTAGGGGAAACTTGTTGTGTAGTCTGCTTAGGGGCGCGGCCCGGAGGCGTGTAACGAGGAGCCCTTGTTTCACGACCGGGATCAATTGCGTCTGCGGCTTCTTGAGCTGCCTTATCAGGGGAGTCACCTGCGGTAGGATCTTTTTCAACTCTACGCTTTAAGCCACGCTTTGCGTTTAAATAATCACGCAAATTATCGTAACCAGAATCTTTCAATTCTTTTTTTGAAACAATGCGCGGCTTAGAAGCTTTTGGGGCCTCTTCATTCTTAGGGCCAGCGCCCATAGACTTGGCAATATCTTGAGACTCTTCAGAAGCATTTGCAGCTTCTAAAACATCCCCGCCTTCATCGTAATATTTACGTTTCATGTTAGCTCCTTAGCACTTGCCGCCGCGCTTCATGGTAATTTGTGTAGCTTTGGTTTTGCCTTTAGAAGCAATGCCATCAGCTGCACGTGTAAACCCACCTTTAGACAACTTCAACGATGTACCTTTGCCACCTTTGTGCTCTTGCATATCGTGTTGTTTAAACGCTTTCTTGATCATAGCTTTGTCTTGTGCAGTGTCAGACATACCGCCTTCAGCCATGCCACCTTTTTTCATGCCCATCATTTGTTTTTTATCAAAAGCCATGTCGGCTTTAGAGCCCTCTTTCATGCCCTTTTTTTCAACATCTTTGCCTGATTTCTCAAACATTTTCATTTTTGCATTCATCATATCGCCACCTTTAGAGAATTTTTTGCCTTTATCGGCAGTTGAAAAATCTTTACCCACTGACTGTGGGACACCTACCTTCTTAGCAAACGATGGCGAATGTGCAATCGCTTCCATGAAATTATGTTGTTTTTTGCTAGTGCTTGGCATTATAAATACCTACCCTTCGTTTTGCCACGTTGAGCGATTCCATCGCCACGACGTGATGCTGAGCTTGATTGTTTAAACGATTTGCTTTTAACTTTGCCACCACGTTTATATTCGTTTTCTGCAAATGACATACTGGGGCCTTCACTACTACCCACTGCAGTCATTGGGGAATCTTCTGCATCGTAAATGTCACGCACTTTGTCTTTAACGTAGTTTCTACCTGCGTCCATTAAAGCACCTTTTGGATTGGTCACCAAATTTGTAGTGCCCGGCGTTACACCTGCCGCTTCATCAATTGCGCTTTTAATTTTGCCAATTAAAAATCCTTGCGGGCCAGCAGTTACCAAACCTTTTAGGTCTTTATTGGCACCCATTCTGTCCATGGCGTCGCCAGCAAAATATCTTATGCCTGCTGCAACAAGTGGTGCCACCATGATTAATTATCCTTTTTACGGTTAATTAATTTTTGAACTGTTTTGGTTTCCCAAATACGGATAGCTGTCCACACAATTGTAAAAATTGCGGCAACTGCTGGAAGCACTTCAGCCAAGGTTCCCACTACAGTGAGGAAGGATACCCCGTCAATAACGTACTTAACTGTTTCGTCGTGTTCAGTCATGTTAGCAATTCCATGCCCGCAGGCTTTTGTTGATGCGTGAGTTTGGATCGTTTGCTGTTTTGGAGCTCGTGAGCTTCTTTTTCATGCCACTCATCCTTGCACAAAAGGAGTCGCGCCGTGAGCCTCCTTCCGGCTGGGGCGGTTTCAAGTTCATGCCTTGCGCTTTGGCAGAGGCTCGCCCTTTGGCGTTTAAACCACCATTGGGATTCTTGCCTTCTTTGCGTGTCCATGCTGCACTCTTAGCCATTTACAACTTTCAGTTTGGAGTGGTGAATGTTTTCAAGTAAAGGCATTACAACCTCTTCTCGAAAATTTCGCTCAAATGTGTCTTGTCCAACATGGGGCAAGCTAATGTCAACATCGATATAAACAGTGAAACCCATTTGAGTAGCTCTGTCACAAAACAAATAGTCTTCCCCAACATACTTACCGTCCACAATTGCAAAGTCAAACACAGCCGACATTTGTTCTGTAGGGGACTTTTCATAGGTCCACTCTGGGTGAGCCGCAACCAACTGCTCAAGGACGTGACGCTGAATGAGCATGAAGCCAGTAGGTACACGGTGTAAACGCATCAAAGAGCCTTGGAACTCTAAGTCGCCTGCACCGTCGTAATACACATCAGCAAAAAACTTTGTGTCTTTGGCTCTGCGTGGGTATGCTCCTGCAGTGATGTCCATGCCACCGCTCTGGGCCATCAAACGCAGAATGTCGTCAGGCGTAACCACAACATCTGAATCAATAAACAGAAGCTCTGTGCAGTCTGTTTTTAAAAATTCATGCACTAAGGCATTGCGGGCCATCGTAATGATGGAGCAATTAGACAAATCAGACAACGTGACGGACACACCAAGACTCATTGCCTTGGGCATTAACTGCGCCAGTGCAAATGCGGTCTTGATGTTTAGCTTGCCGTCATAAGCTGGGATGCCTATGAACAACTTACGTCCTGTCAATGTTGCCTGTTTTGTTTCAGCCATAATAAATATTCACAGCTACTACGTTACTTACTTGAGCATAAATACCATCGGTAGCAACTACACCATCCTCAGGAATAATGGGAGCATTGTTGAAGTAGTCGCCCGCACTGACGTCATAAGTCATCAGCCAACGGTTTGCAAAAACCATTGCCGCGCCAGCAGTAATACTGCCGGAGTTAATGTCTGTAAGCGTAAAAGTACTTGAGTTTGTAACGGTTACTGCGTAATTGCCATTCGTAGCAGTGCCGCCTGTACCTGCCGCAAAATCAACACCAATAACTTGCCCAGTTGTTAAACCGTGAGCAGTTAATGTAACGGTTATGGTTGTACCAGAGCGACCATAAGTCGCTGTAGTTACCGGAGCAACGGCAGTATCAAATAACGTAACGTAACCAGCAGTGGCAGAGCCAGTAAATGATATGGCTTTGACTCGGTTACGACCAAGCACCATAAATCCACTAGCGTTAAGATGCGCCTGTTTTACAGGTGTCTGATTCATAATTAATCTCCTTGTAAATGGGGGCCGAAGCCCCCTAGATTAATTAGTTTTGCTGAGAAGACTGTTGCATTGCGCCGTCAGAGTTGCGCACAATGTAAGCAACAATCACAGT